TTTGCGTTTGGTACTGTTTGAATTACATAATTACCGTCAGTTGCACTCCCCGCAGTAAAGTCAATTACAACTTGATCTCCGACAGCGTATCCATGCGCGTTTTTTGTAATTGTAATTGTTGTCCCGCTTTGTTCGTATGTGGCAGCTGTTGATGTTGTCGTATCCAATTCCGTTGTCGCGACTAACAACTTGGCGTTGACATCTTCTGCTAAAGTTCCGTCAAATTCAGTCCAAGTATCGATATTAGCTGTTCTTGAATCAATAAGGTCATTCGGTAAAAGTCCAGAAGTTACAAATCTTCTTTTTAAAGTAAGATTAAAAATTGCACCCATTTCAACAATATTTTGAAATTCATAAGTACCGCTTGAATTAATTGGGCCGGCAAAGTCTATATTTGATAAATCATCAATATTTTGCGTAATATCATCAATCAATAAAGTTCCATCAAGTAGTAGTCCATCAAAATCTGCGTCATAAAATGTATTTACTTTGTTTCCTTGAAATGGCGGCGAATCTGTATCCTCTCTTTCTGTTAAAATTATTTGATTTGGTTGTGGGTCAGGTTGCGTAACAATTATCCTTGCCGCATTGTTTGATCTACGTCCGCCATCATCAATAAATTTAATACTGTAAGTACCAGTTAAAGCGGGAACCAGTGTTTCACTAATATTGCCTGAAAGTTTTGGAATAATTTCTGTTGAATTACTAAATGTTGCAACAGCGGGATCAACAGATGGCGTATGCCTGACGGAAATAGACCCCCCGTGGGTCACGTCAATATCTGTTGCAGGGTCAAAACGTAGTCGTACAAAGAGATCTGAAACAGGTTCAACTGTTAAACCTGTCGGGTCTTCTGGAAGTGCGGTCTTACCAACAGCGTTGAAAGTTAGATCGTTAGAAGTTGCAGAAAGTTGCGCATTAATGTTGTAGCTGAAAACTTGAAATTCATAAACTCCAAGTTGACTATTTAATATTTCAAAGTCAGGACTTGAAACTTTTGTTGAAACAAAGTTTCCGTTGTTATAACGATAATTAACTTGATATTCGACAACGCCTGTTATCGGTTGCCAGCTAAGAACAATTTTTGAAACAGCTTGATTATTAATAGGAATTATTGTTTCAACCGCTGAAAGGTTAGAAGGTGGCGGTTGCAGTTGATTTAGAACAGAAACATTTCTTACTGGTAAACTTTGACCATCTTCAATAAATGCGTATTTTGTATCAATATAAGATAAGGCAGTGATTGTATAATTTATTGAATCTGTTTCTTCAACTGTTATTACTCTAAATTTTTGCGATTCAACTGTTGAATTTTGAATTAAATATATTGTATTTACGTTTGGGGTCTGTGAAAATGCCGAAGAAACAGTAACAACGCCGTTTGTGACATCGGAAATATCCTTTGTTTCTACTGTACCATCAGGCAAAATTAAAGATAATGTCGGGCTGTTTGTTGTAGGTAAATCTGTATTTTCTGTATCATCAACAGTAACAACTGTTGTTGAAGTAACGCTTTTTAATCTTCCTGAACGTCTTACACCCGCGCGAACAGGGTCATTGATCTCAATGACAGCGCCCGGTCTACACATCAAGCCGCCTTCCATTGATGTCGTAAATGTCACCAATTCAGATTCATTTGCTTCTGAAAACGCAATTGCCTTGGCTAATCTTTGCGCTTGACCCCGCGATGTACACGCAAATCCTTTCACTTGCTTAACGACAGTTCCAATCTTTGCTGACAAAGTGGTATTTTCAAAAACTTCATAATCTATATCTTGCGAATCCATGTTGTAATAACTAACTGATATTACAGAATGTCTTTGCTTAAGACTTGAGCCTGAATAATTAAAACCATCGCTTGAAATATTGGCAAGTGAAAAAAGAAACGAGGAATCCTTGGGCGAATCTTGAGCAAGTAAAATACTGCCCGTTGACCAGATCGGCATACAGCGCATTACACCCGCAAGTTCATTTATCAAATCAAATGCAGAACTAGAAGATTGAATATTTACGTTGCAAGAAAATCTGGCTTCCTGTCCGCCGAAGCCATCATCAACAAGAGTATTCGCAAATTTTGATGCGGTTACAAAAGAAAATAAATCAAGGTTTGCATCTGCAATATGTGTTCCAAATCCATATCTTTCTGTCGTCAATAAATCAAGCAAGATCATTGCAGGGCATGAACACCAAACCGCAGCGCCCATAACTCCGTTAAAAATATATCCGTCAGGGTAAACAATCCGGCCTGTTGCAGAATCAACAGTTGGCGTTCCTGAACTTGATGCGCCGGCGCCCGGAATCCTTACTTTGATACCGCGAATACGGAATTTCCGGCGGGGGATAGAACTGAACTGTTGAGAATCAAGTCTGATTGCGTTATATGCTGAGTTTGCATAAGTGCTTGCATCGTCAATTATTTCTGCAAAACTTGAAAATTGAAAAGAATCTATTAAAGAAGAATCTGTCGAATCTGCCGTAACTCTTATAACTCTGATATCTACAGGAAAAGAACCAGTAATTCTTACTGAATAATCTTTTTGATATGCGTCAGCGGTTCGACCTGTAATCGTATCTGTAATTACATCTGTAAATCCGCCTGAATTGTATTGAACAGCAACTTTTAATTGAACAGTAGAGCCGAGAAGATCGCCTTCAGTTGTTGCTTTTTGTATCTGTGGAAATGTAATTGAAACTTTTATTCGATCAACATTTGTATTTGTGATCTGTCTTGTAACTGGCGCTGATGCTGTAACAGTAACGCCGACAGGTGTTATTGAAGAAGAACTTTCAATGCCATCAATTTTTGTTTGATTAGATGTACCAAAACGCGGTGTAAAAGTTACATTTTGAAAATTAAAATCAATATCTTGTGGATTTGAAGAAGATGCTGTTGCTTTTAAAATAGGAGTATCGTTAAGGAAAACATCCTTCAAATACGCGTTGACATAGGCAGTTGAAGTGCGATCTGTAATACCTTCTTTTGAAGCGGTTGCAGAACCTTCAATTTCTCCTTCTGATATTAGATCAAGAAAAGTTGCGAACTGTTTGCTGTGAAGCGTATCAGGGGTTCTTGTTGGCTGTCTTGGCGGCGGCGGCGAACCTCCACCACCTGAACCGCGAATAATTTTTCTTTTATCGGTCATGCTTGCACTTGCTCCGTATCAATACCGCCAGAAATTACAACTGAACCTGTGAAAATTTCGCCATAAACAATTGGAACGGGCGTTCCGGCTCTGCTAGTCTGTTGCGTTCCTGAAAAGCTAAATGATAAGCGCGGGTCTTGTTCACTTGAAAATTCAGGCATTTTTGGAACAGGAAACAGCATCCCACTTACGCCGCTAAGAACTAAACTTGCACCGATAAGGCCAAGAGCCGCCGAACCATAAGCCCCTGCCGCATATAAACCTGTTGCACCCATCAAACCACCTCCGCCCGCTAATCCCGCACCAGAACCGCCCGCAAAGAGTCCAGCGCCCATCGGCGTAAATGATAAGCCGATCAAGGCCACTCCAAGTAACACCTTTCCGAAATTACCCCCCGAACCTGAAATAACAGGTACAAAAGAAATATCTGATTTA